AAAGAATTAGACTTAGAAGCACAACAGTTTGAAAGCAAGCAAGAACAAAGATCGCAAGAAAAAATGATGGAAGCAGATTTAGCACAAAAACGAATCGATGTACAAAAAGACATTGCAGATGATAAGCTACAAGTAGCAATGGATAGATTAGCACAAAATGCTAATCTGAAATTGTTAGAACTAGAACAAAAAATGAGAGGATAATATGAACACTCGGGAGAAATTTTTAGCAGAGCTGAAAGCAAAAAAAGAAGCTCAAAGAGCAGAGGAAGCTGAGGCTTTGTCAAAAGCAAACGCAGCTAAGGCTTTAAAAGAAAAGCTAAATAATGAACGCATTGCAGCCAAAATGGAACGTATAGCTGGAGGTGGAAAAACAAAACCCACCAAAACAAAAAAAACGACCGCAAAAAAACCCACGACTAAAAGAGGAAGGCCTAAAAAAACATCATAATGGATGAAGTAACTTTGATGGATTTTATCAAAAAAAAGATAAAAGACCGTGAAAATCAAATTCAAGAAACTTTAATGTCTGGTTCGCTAAAAGATATAGAACATTATAAATATTTGCAAGGCGAACTTTCTGCTTTATACTATATAACCAATGAGTTACAACAACACTTCAAAGAAAAAACTAACTAAATGAGTCAAGCAAAATCAAGCAACGAAATTGTAGCTGACGCTTATATAGAACAAGACGCAAGAGTTTTAGACCCTACTTTGTTGAATAAGTCTTTGATAGACCGCATGCCACAACCTACTGGTTGGCGTATATTAGTTTTGCCTTATGCTGGCAAGGCTAAGACAAAAGGCGGCATAATTTTAGCTAACGAAACTGTTAATAGAGAAGCTTTGGCAACAGTCGTTGCTTATGTGGTTAAAATGGGTCCACAATGTTACAACGATAAAGCAAGATACGGAGAAACCCCCTGGTGTGAAGAAAAGCAATGGGTTTTAATAGGGCGCTATTCTGGCTCTAGGTTTAAATTAGAGGACGGTGCAGAAGTACGCATCATCAACGATGATGAAGTGATAGCCACCATTCTTGATCCAGATGACATAGTGAGTTTATGATGAGTGAACAAGAAAACAACACAGCTCCAAGCACACCAGAAGAAGAGCTAGAAATACAGGTAGAAGATCAACCAACCGAAGCAGTTGCAACTGAAACTGCTATCAGTCCAGAAGAAGAACTTGATAATTACACCAAAGGTGTTTCTAAACGAATTAATAAACTCAATGAGCGACATCGTGCTGCTGAAGAAAGAGCTGCTAAATTAGAGCAAGCTCTAGCACAAAGCCAAAGAGAAAATGAGGCTTATCGACAAGAAACTATAAAAAACCAAAATGCTTTAATAGCAAAAGAGGAAGAGGCATTGAAAGCGAAAGAAGTGCAAGCCGATGAGCTCTATAAAAAAGCCGTTGCTTCTGGAGATGCAGAGCTTATGTCCAAAGCAGATACATTAAAAAGTGATTTATCTATACAAAAAGAAAAAGTAAGGATAGCAAAGCAACAAGCAGAGCAGACTCCTGTAGCGCCAGACACACCAGTTGAGCAAAATTTTACACAACCTGAACCACAACAAGAAATAGTGCCAACGGAACAAGCAAAAGCTTGGCACGCAAAAAATAGTTGGTATGGTGATACTGCAAATCCAGAAAATTTACAAGCTACACAATACGCTTATTTCACACATTACAATCTAATAAATGAAGGTTATGAAGCAGATTCAGAAGATTATTACAATGAGCTAGATGCTCGTGTAGGCAAAGTTTACCCAGATATTATGTCTGGGCAAAGTGTCGTGCAACAAGAGGATAGACCCGCTGTGCAAAGAGTCACCTCTACTTCCGTAGGAAGCCGACAAAAAACACAAGGCAAAAAGAACGGAGTGACTTTCTCCAAGGCAGAAGTCGAACGTCTCAGAGGATTGAAACCACACAATATGTCAGAAGAGGCATGGTTAAAATCTGTTGCTAAAGAAAAACAAAAAATTTCCGCAAGGGAGGCAAAATAATGACTGATGAAAAAGAGAAAGTAACCACTAGGCAATCTCGTGAATCCGAGCAACACGCTAAAACGACTCGTAGACAACCATGGCGACCAGTAAGGAAGCTAGAAACCCCTCCTGCTCCAGAAGGATATGAATATCGTTGGATAAGAGAATCTATGTTGGGCCAAGAGGATAGAGGTAACGTAAGTCGAAGAATAAGGGAAGGTTATGAGCTCGTAAGAGGTACAGACCTACCTGCTGAATTTGAATTACCTACCATGGATTCTGGAAGACACGCTGGTATTGTATATAACGAAGGTCTACTTTTAGCAAAAATACCAGTAGAGACTAGAAATGAACGTAACGCTTATTATGCTGGCAAAAGCCGACAAGCAAAAGAAGCTTTGGACAATAACATGTTCAACGAAACGAACAAAGAAAGTCGATACGTCAAGTATGATTCTGACCGTAGATCGAATGTTACTTTTGGAAAAAAGTAGCACTCATTAAATAGGAGTAAATCTTATGGCTAACAATGATAGTCCATTTGGCTTAAAACCTGTTCGTATGATGGGTGGTGCACCTTATTCTGGCGGTCAAAGCCGATACAGAATTGCAAGTGGAGCGACTACACCTATATTCCAAGGCGACTTAGTTACACAACTAACAGCTGGAGTTATAGGTAGACACGCCGCAACTGGAACCGTTCCGATTGTCGGAGTGTTTAATGGAGTACAATACACTGATCCCACTACAGGCGAACAAGTATTTAAGAACCACTATCCTGGCAGTATTGCTGCTTCGGATATAATCGCAAGTGTGATTGACGACCCTAATGTCGTTTTTGAAGTACAAGCAGATGCAGCTTTACCTGTAGCTGACTTGTTTGGAAATTTCGATATTGTCGATAATTCACCAGTAGGCGATACTAAATCTGGTAGATCTAACTTAGAGCTCGATGTCACAACAGGCGCTACGACTGCGACATTACCTCTAAAAGCGTTAGATATTTCTCAGGACCCTGATAACGACGACGTAGCATCAGCAAACACCAATGTACTGTGTGTGATTCAGAATCACATTATGGGACAGAAAGGTGCTGGTTTAGCATAAGGAGTTAAATAATGGCAATTTCAAGAGCACAACTCGCTAAAGAGTTAGAGCCTGGACTCAATTCCTTGTTTGGACTTTCTTATGATGAATATGACCGTGAATACGAAGAAATATTCGCAATCGAAGACTCTAATAGAGCTTTCGAGGAAGAAGTCCTAATTACAGGATTTGGTTCAGCACCAACAAAGTCCGAAGGACAAGGGGTTGACTTTGACAACGCTTCTGAAAGTTTCAGCGCTAGATACACCCACGATACTGTGGCCTTAGCGTTTGCACTAACAGAAGAAGCTGTTGAAGATAATCTTTACGATTCTTTGGGTAAAAGATATGTCAAAGCACTTGCAAAATCTATGGCTAACACCAAAGAGGTTAAAGGTGCAGATGTATTAAACAACGCTTTTTCATCTAGTTTTCTAGGTGGAGATGGTAAATCTCTAATAGCAACAGATCATCCACTAGCAGGTGGTGGGTCAGCTGCAAACAGAGCTAGTTCTATGGCTGATCTTAATGAAACGTCTTTAGAAGATGCGTTGATTGACATATCAACTTTCACTGATGACAAGGGATTAATTATCTCTGTCCAAGCGGATAAACTTATTATCCCACCGCAACTTGTTTTTGTTGCAGACAGAATACTTAATTCACCACAAAGATCTGGCACAGCAGATAATGATATTAACGCTATTAAGAACACAAATGTTCTTCCTGGCGGTTATTCAGTAAATCATTATCTTACTGACCCAGATGCTTTCTTCATCCTTACTTCGATAACGGCACAAGGAGAAGGTCTAAAAATGTTCCAAAGAACTGCGATGGAAACATCTATGGAACCAGACTTTGCTACTGGTAACATCCGTTATAAAGCAAGAGAAAGATATTCTTTTGGTTTCTCTGATTGGAGAGGAATCTATGGATCTCAAGGTGCATAACAAGAACTCGTAATACAGTTTTTTACTCAGTATTACAAAAAAGAGGACTCGAAAGAGTCCTTTTTTTTATTTACATAGTTGTATAATAATTTATAATAATTTACAAAATATTATAAAGATGAAAAATTTATACGACAAATCAGCTGCATACGAGGCTATTACCGATGTTGGCGTAGGTTTTTTATTAGCTTTCCCGGTTGCTCTAGCTGTGCTTTCTTTTTCTACTTGGTTAGGTTTAAGCATTACTACTACCGCAGTATTTCAAACAATAGTGTTTACTTTAGTTTCTTTATTAAGAAAATACTTTGTACGAGTGCATTTTAAAAAAACCAACGGCGAGTAATTGTTAACAAAGTTGTAAAACCATAAGTCAAGTAGTATTATCAGACTTGTAGAAATGATTGTTGCAAACATGGTGTTTGCAATGGCTAAATTTAAGGAGGCTGATTATGACTACGCATTTTACTTCGGGTGTTACCAATGTTGGAAGTGACTCTACATTAGGTAAACTTAAAGCACCCGCACCCCACAAGTATCATACTTACTTTAACGATTTTGATACTTACTTGGCGTCCGATTGGACAATTACAACAACTGAGGATGGTACAGGATCTGCTACTGAGGCATTAGCTGACGGCGATGGCGGTTTACTGTTAGTCACCAACGCAGCTGGAGATAACGACCACGACTTTTTCCAACTTGTAAAAGAAGGGTATAAGTTTGAGTCTGGCAAACAGTTAGCATTTAACATGCGTTTTAAAACTAATGATGCCACTGAAACTGATATTGTAGCTGGGTTACAACTGACTGACACGACACCCCTAGACGTGTCAGACGGTATTTTCTTTTTAAAGTCTGACGGTGGAACCACAGTTACTTTTGTTGTTGAAAAAGACAGCACGCAATCAACTTTGGATTTGCCTAATGCTTTGGCTGACGATACTTTTATGACTGTAGGTTTTGTTTACGATCCTAAAGACCAAAAGTTTCATGTGTTCCAAAACAATGTTTTAGCTGGCACGGTGGTAAGCACAAACGCACCAGATGATGAAGAATTGACTGTATCGTTTGGTATACAAAACGGTGCTGCTGCTGCAAAAACTTTGACTGTAGATTACATAGGCGCAAGCAAAGAACGTACAGCAAGCACAGAACTGTAAGGAGCAACTTATGGCTGATACAGTAACGAGTCAGACAATACAGGATGGCGAGCGTGTTGCAGTGCTTAAATTTACTAATGAAAGCGACGGTACAGGCGAAGCTTCTGTCAAGAAGGTAGATGTTTCTGCCTTGTCTGCGAATAGTAAAGGACAAGCTTGCACAGGCGTATCTATATCAAGAATATATTGGGCATGCAGAGGCATGGGCGTAGACATTGAATTTGATGCTACGACCAATGTCTTAGCTATCCCTCTACCTGCTGATAGCACTGGCGATGAATATTATGACTTATTTACAGGCATACCTAACAACGCTGGTTCTGGTGTAACAGGTGATTTAGATTTTACAACAGTAGGCCACAGTAACGGTGATGCTTACTCCATCATATTAGTTTTAACGAAAAACTATTAATGGCTGATACAAGTGACGTGAAAAGACTCCCTAGCGGTAGACTGTCTTACCGTGGGGAGACCTTTCCGGGTTACAACAAGCAAAAAAGAACACCAGGCAAAAATAAAAAATTTGCGGTGTTAGCAAAAAAAGGCGACCAAGTTAAAATTGTCAGATATGGCGATCCAAACTTATCTATAAAAAAAGACCAACCAAAAAGACGTAAATCGTTTCGAGCTCGACACGGTTGTGACGCTGTTGAAAAAAAGAAAGATGTTTTTGCGGCTTCTTATTGGTCTTGTAAAAATTGGTAAAGATTATGGCTAAACAAAAAATGAATAAAGTTATTAAAGGGTTAGAAAAAGCTAGTAAGACACATGCTAGTCAAGCTAAAACTTTGAAATCAATAAAAATGAAAAAAGGTGGTAGTGTCCCTTCTAATGTAGCAAACCCAGCTTTGTATCGAAAAGCAAAAGCTAAAGCAAAAGCTAAATTTGACGTGTTTCCAAGTGCTTATGCCTCTGGTTACATGGTGCAAGAATACAAACGTATGGGCGGTAAATACAAAGGCAAAAAGAAAGCCGAAGGTGGAGAAGTTAAAAAAGATTTGAAACCAATACCAGCAGGCAATAAAGGTCTAAAAAAACTGCCTGCTAAAGTAAGAAACAAAATGGGTTTTATGAAAAGTGGCGGTGCGGTAATGGTACAAGCTCGTGGTTGTGGCGCTATCATGCCTGCTAAACAAAAAATGACTAAGGTGCCTAGGTCTTAATGGTAGCAAAAGTAAGCACCATAAAGAAAAAACTTAAAGCTGGTAAAAAACTAGGTTTCAGTGAAAAAGCTAGTGCCAAGGCTAGAGGCTTGATTAAAAGAGCAGACGGTACAAAAAGAAAGTCTGCTAAATACAAAAAAAAATGAAGAAAAAAAGAGACCCAAAAGTAGGCACAGGAAAAAAACCAAAAGGTAGTGGTCGTCGTTTATATACTGACGAAAACCCTAAAGATACTGTGAGTATAAAATTTGCAACAATGACAGACGCAAGAAACACAGTTGCTAAAGTAAAAAGAATAAGAAAACCTTTTGCTCGCAAAATACAAATACTAACGGTAGGCGAACAAAGAGCTAAAGTTATGGGAAAAAACAGAATAGCTAATATTTTCAAGCAAGGTAAAGAAAGTATTAGAAATCAGAGGAAAGCTTAATGTCGTTAAAAACTTGGTTTGGTAAAGGTCCCAAAGG